AACAGATCTGCATTTTGTGGAGGAGCCCCTACTGGCACGTGCCTCCACCCCACGTTGCAGCGCTATGGTGCGCTAGCCTTACCGGCAGACTCACTGCCATGCTTGCTCAGCCTGCGGGCTTGCGTAGCCTAATAACGCACAGTCTCACTGTGATGCTTAAGTGCGCAATCTCACAACCCAAATGCGGCCATACCTCCCGCGAAGAGTTTGGGGGCCCACTTCTCGGCAGCCTTCTCAACGAAGACTCCAGCTCCTGAGACTGCTCTTTCAAGCAGACGCTCCCCAGTGTGTTTAACTGTGTGGTGCCAGCCCGGATCAGCCTTGTGCAAAGCTGCGACTGTACCCTGATGGTCCGTGCCTGAAGATGTCTGCATGGTTGGTGCCATGCCTGACCCAAATTTGGGTGTCCATTCCACTATGTTGGTGATCTGACAACTAAATGTAGTTGATGCTGGCACACCCCGCACAGCGAGAAACACAATATTTGTGTCATTCAAATCGCTGCCTGTAGCTGCTACAGACACGGTCGTATAGGTGGCATACTTGCTATCGAAAGAGCCAGGGTACCACCTAACCTCGTGCAGATCCTTGGAGACCTGCCCGCGTGCCGCAGCGAGGGTGAACAGCTGGTCCACTGTGGTAGCCGCGGCTACGGTGTCATAAGACGCGACACCCACAGCGAATTCGCCCACAATGGTAGTCACAGAAAGAGAAGGTATGGCAAACCGCATAGCGGCCGCTAGTGACCTGACCTTCTGTGCAGATCCCGATAAGAAAGTGTTACCAGGTGTGTTAGCACCAACGCTAAACGTCACCGGTGTGATGGCGGTGGCACTAGTGGCGGCGCCACCTATAGCAATAAACCCAGTGTTGGGGTGAAACATCTGAAAGTAGGCTGTCTGGCCTGCTGAGGTGGCAGGCGCAAAATCGGAGAAAAACCGACCCACAGTGCCCTGCTCGCCGTCATAGAAACCAGGAGTGCCAGCTGGCAACGGCGACACAAAAGGTCGCTGCATCACAACGGCATGCTGATCCTGAGACGAGTGACCGGACATCGTGCGGGGTCTCCGAGTGCGCGACCCACCTTTGCGCCTACGCCCCTTGCCCTTCTTCTTCTTGCCGCCCGCAAATGCTAAGTTCTCCAGCCGCTTGAGCAAAGATGATGGGACATTAACCATCGTAAAAGTTCTCTAAGCAAATGTAGTCTTTGTTGTTTTCGGTATAAATACCATTGTGGCAGGCTCCTAGCGCAGCCCTCTCGAAGCTACGCTCGAGCAATTCTTGCTCGGCTGGCGCCATACCAAACGCCAGTCTAAAGGACTCTCTTGCCCTCTCAGATATCGAGAACGAGGCACCAGTATGCCCCGCCCTGATCTGGATGGCATGCTGGTATGCAAGGCCATGCAACTCGGCCTTGTCCCACTTACCCGTCTTGCCTAAACGCACACCGGCCCTATAAAAGCTCTGAAACACTGGCACGCCTCCTGCCATGGACATGCCGCACAAGCCCACAGCGCGGAGATGGACGAGGAACTGGTCCCACGTCTGCACTCTAGGGCCATGTGCGTAATCAGTGTTGAGCGCCTTCTTGGGGTTCCTAACTAGGCACCAACCCCTGTCCAGCTCGACCGGGTGTGACTGGCAAAACTCCACCTGCTCTGGGCATCGGGCAGGCGGCTCAACCTTCATGCGGAAGCCCCACTGAAGGTACCACGCATGAAGGTTTTCGAGAGCGGGTAAGACGCACTCTGGAACAAATAGCAGTATATCATCTCCATCGCAAAGCATGTCGTGCACGCCAATATTGTTCTCCTGAACGTACCTGCGCAATAGCAAGCAACTGATCAGGCAGTTGCCCAGTGATGTGTTCTGATCCCCAGAGCACCTCATAGGGCCAATATTGGCGTGCACAAACCCATCGTACGCACGTGCCAGCCCTCTGTTGTGCAGCTGGCACGCCAACAGCTTGGCAAGTAGCCTATCGCCATAGAGCTGGTTGTAGAGCGCATGCTCGGCGAGCAGCACCTCACGGCCAACACACTGGTCGAACCGACTAGCATCCAAGCCGACGCACGCCCACCCAGGTCGCAGCTTCTCAACAATTAGCTGTGCCTTCTCCTCCTGGGTGAGTCCCTTCGCTATCACTGGGGTAGAATATCCCAGCTCTGCTATTGCTTCAAATATCTTGTGCTCCACCGGCCTGATGTATCTGCCGAGCAACAAGTTGTAACCAAAAGTGCGTGGTGAAATTATCCTGGGAACCTGCGGTTTGCTCCACGTAGTGGATTCAAACTTCACAAAGAAGCTCAGCCTCGCAAGTTTTGCCAGTGTCGTCGGCTGGTCGGTCAGCTGCTGGTTAGCCGCTTCGTACATCTTGCGCTTGGAACCGGTCCTAGACGCGATGAAATCGCGCCGGGTCGCTCGGTTGCATGGCCCGATGACTCTGCTTATCCCCAACACGTCCGCCAGCAAATCAGCATGGCTACGCTTGCACGCAGGTTTGCGGGTCCCGAGCGCGTCCGTGTAATACACGCGCTCCGCTAGACCCGATATCACATTTTCAATACTTCTTGAAAAGGGTGCCACAGGGAGAGTGAGAAAACCTGTGTCTACCCTATGGAACATGGTGTCAGGCACCCGCATGGGCACACCCCTACCGAGCCTACAGGCGCTGGGCAGAACCAGCGGTGTCCTGTAAACCCTGCATTGGTGGCGCCCGCGGCACCACTATTGGCGGTCGTGCCCTGCGACGATGGCGCCACAACGCACTCCTTCCTCTAGCAGCTTGCTGTACCTAATGTCGTCTTCCGTTCTTTCAAATACGGCAAGAACCAACTTGTTGATGTTCGCACTTATGTGCGACGGCCTAACGCCATGTTCTTTCAGCACCCGCGTCATGTACAGCCTTGCGCGGCGCATATTGTCAGGAGATGCAACTCCTGCAAAACCCTGGCAGCGTGCATCTGCAACCACCTCCCCGAGGTAGCCACTTCCCGGCCCATCCCTGCCGCCTGTCTTGTGTACCATCTTGAGCTTGCGGCACACGCGCCTTGTAGCGCCGTGATCTCCTCGCCTGGGCGCACCAGCCTCAGAAACATCAGCGCCCTCAGCACCAGCCTCCTCTGCCACAACCTCCTCAACGACACGGTCAGCGATTTCACCATCAGCACATGCCCTCCAATCCGGCTCATAAGACTCTGCTGCAACACGTAAGTCTGCGACGCCTGCTCTATCTCTCCAAGCCTCTCTAACATTAGATCGTTTTCCACATCTGAGCCACCTGACAACAAAGCAAACCGCAACTGCACCAGCGCCCGCGACAAACCCACAGACGACATTGCGCCTGTGTGCCTGTCTGATCCGCCGGTCATGCTCGCCTGAAACCTTATCCAACACGCCACGGACGTTCTGGACCCAAGCCATATGGGTGGGCTGCTACCACCACGTACACAGAGTTAGCTGTGTCTACTGACTTCAAGGTGGCGCCCGAAGGGACCACCCAAGCGCACAACGATGTTTTCCCAGATGGAAAAACTCCGCTG